ATGAGCCGGGCCACCTCCTCCTCGCCGATCCCCGCCGCCGGTTTGCAAGACGTCGCCGCGCGGCGCGGGTCCGGCCTCGCCGATCTCTTGAAAGCCGTCGCCGTGATCGCGCTCGCGGCGGCGATCCTGCTGTTGCCGGCCGCCGTGACCGGCGAGCCGTGGCTCTATCCGGACGCGCGCGCCTATCTGGTCGTGGGACAGAACGAGCTCGCCGCCGTCGGCATTCACGGCGCGGCCGTGGGGGTGGCCGGGCCACAGCATGCCTCGGGCGCCTTCGCGCTCCTGGCCGCCCGGTCTCCCACATGGTCCCTGATGGCCTATCTCTTGAGCCGCCCGGGCGTATGGGCGCCGGTGGTCGCCCAGGCCCTGATCCTGGCCTGGACCCTTCGGCTATTACTGCGGGTCGCCGCGCCCGCCGCCCGGGTCGGCGCCTATCTCGCCCTGGCGGCGGGCCTGACGGCCCTCTCCACCGCCGGCGCGGTCGCCGGGCTCCTCATGCCCGACCTTTTCGTCCCCCTCGCGGTCATCGCCGGGGTGACGCTCGTAGCCTATTGGGACCGCCTGAACGGGGGAGAGCGAGGGGCGCTCCTGATCCTTCTCGCCGCCGCCGTCGGGTTTCACACCACCGTCGGCCCCATCGCGCTCGTGGCCGCCGCCGTGGCCGGGCTCGCCCTGGGCGCCGCGCGGCGCGGCAAGGTCCGGACCCTGCGCGCGGGGGCCGCCGTCCTCGCCGCCGCGGCGATCGGACAAGGGGCGATCATGGGCATTTTCGCCGTCGAGTCCCACAAGCTGCGCGCGCCCATTCTGCAACCGCCCTTCCTGACCGCGCGCCTTCTGGCGGACGGCCCCGGCCGGGTCTATCTGCGCCGGGCCTGCGCGGCCGGCGTCGCCTACGAGTTGTGTCGCTATAAGGATAAGCCCTTCCAGGACGCCCTGCAGATTCTGTGGTCGAGCGATCCGGCCACGGGCGTTTTCACCCCCGCCGACGGGCCCTCGCGGCTGGCCCTCGATCTGGAACAGCCCCGCTTTGTGGCCGCGGTCATTCGCGATGACCCGGCGGGGGTCCTGGCGGCGGCCGCGCGCAATTCCCTGGCGACCCTGACCGACGTCTCCCTGTCCACGGTGACGGGATTTCGCGCGCGTTCGTTGATCGGCGCCGCCTCTGATCCCCGCCCGCTGTTCGGCGTCAGTCCGTTCTGCTGGCGGACAACCGGCGCCCCCTGTGGAAAGACGACAGCTCAAGCGGCGTGGGAGGACGTCATTGCCGTCACCGCCGGCCTTTCCGGCCTCGGTATCGCCCTGGCGGCCTTCGGGCGGCGGGCCTGGCGACCGGATCCCCGCACGCTGGCGGTTTGCGCCGCCTTTGTCGCCGCGATCCTGGTCAATGCGGCGCTCTGTGGCGCCCTCTCGAACCCCGATCCGCGGCTGAATATCCGTATCCTCTGGCTCGCGCCCCTGGCCTTCGGCCTCATCCTTGTCCAGGCGCGTCGCCCCCCGCGGAGGTAGCAAGGCCGCCTCCCGCCCCCCTTCACAGCTTATGGCTCCACAGCCCCGTCTCGCCATAAGGGTCGGGTCTGGCGGGTTTGCCGAGGACCGGGCGGGACAGGCAGGCATAGCGGGTCTCGTCGGCGATGTGGTCTTCCGCCCGGGTGTCCAGGTCCTCCATCCGCATGGGATCATGCTGCAGGGACGGCACGGTGCGGATGAAGTGCCGGCAGGTGTCGAACACCACCAGGCCCGGCCCGTCCTCGTCCCCGGCGATCCGCGCCCGCATCTGGTCCCAGCCGGTAAAGGCCCCCAGGCGGCCGATGCGCGTATTGTCGCCGGGTTTGAAGTCCACCCCCTTCCGTCGAAACCTTTCCGAGATGGAGGACCCGTCCATGTGGGCGAAGATCGAGGGATCGGCGACGCCCATGGGCTTCGGATCGTCCGCCTCGCGCTCCAGGATGCCCTGGGCCACCAGCTCCGTCACCAGGCGAAGGCCCTGGCCCGTTTGGGGATCCTGGCCATACCACTCGCGATAGCGCACCAGGGCGCCCCTGGGAATGAGGTCGGCGCCGTCGATCCGGGTCTCCGAGGCCACCGCCCACCAGCCCACCGAAAAGGGCGCGGCATAGCCCCAGTCAAACGACCGGATGCGCGTCCAGTGACGAGGGATGGGAAAGGGCTTCACCACATTGCGCGGCCGCCACTTGTCGAAGAACGCCCCCTCCACCGCATTCCAGTCGCCCTCCAGCCAGGCCCGGACCAGGGTCTCCGACCCGGACATGGCCAGGCGCGCCACATAATAGGGGTCCTGGTTCAGCAGGGCGGGATTGTCCGGCAGGCGGGCGGGGATGAACAGGCGCGCCATTTCGAGGGTCGCGCCGTCAAAGGGGTTGGTAAAGGTTTCCACCACCCGCTCACCGGGGCCGGGATCGATGTAGCGGGCCTTGACCCAGGCATGGCCGGCGCCCCCCGGATTGCAGGTGGCGCGAAAGCCGCAGGGCGCCCCGGTGGCGCTGCGCAGGGTGGCCTTCAGCTTGTTCACCGGGACGGGCGAGGGGAACTGGGTCAGCTCCTCCACATAGACCCGGCTATAGGCGTGACCCTGATAGAGATTGGCGTCGGCGTCATTATCCAGATGCCGGAAATAGAGCCGGGCGCCGCTCGGCCATTCAAAACACGACCGGCTCTCGGACCAGATCGCCCCTTCCGGGCCATAGATCTGCCGCGCCCGGACCAGGGTCGGCTCCAGGGCCCGGCGGGTGCGACGCACCATCAGACCCTGGGCCCCCGCCCCATATTTCCTGGCGTGAAAGGCGAAGTCGCCCAGGGCCGCGTCGGTCTTTCCCCCGCCCCGCGCCCCGCCATAGACCACCTCGAATTCCTCGGCCTCGACGAACCGTGTCTGCGGCCCCTCCTGCGGGGCCCAGAGGCCGGAGAGACCGTCGGCGGGCGGAGCGTTCGACACGTCGGCGGCGCTCCCGATCAAGGCCGCCGTCCGCGCCGCCCGGCCGGGTCCCGCAGGCGCGCCCGGCCGCTCTTCAGCTTCCGTTCAGGTTGGCTGGGGTTTTGAGAGACGGGGGCGACGTTTTTGGACGTTAAAGGCTCATGACCCAGACCTCACATCCTCTTGGACGCGCTGTTCGGCCGGCCGTGATCTCACTGGCCCTCCTGGGCCTGGGCGCCTGCGCCACGGACATGCCGGCCGGCCCCAACCTCGTGGCCATGCCCCATCCCGGCGAAGACTATGGAACCTTCCGCCAGCACGACGACTATTGCCGCGCCACCGCCGTGCGCACCGCCCAGACCACCCCCGGCGACGCGGCCGCCAATCACGCCATCGGCGGCGCGGCCCTCGGCGCGGGGGTCGGGGCCGCGGCCGGCGCCCTGATCGGCAGCGCCACGCACCAGGCGGGACCCGGCGCGGCGGTGGGGGCGGCCTCGGGCCTGCTGTTCGGCGGGGCGCTCGGCGCCAATTCCGGCGACGCCGCCGCCGCCCGCATCCAGCATCGCTATAATGTCGTCTACGCCCAGTGCATGACGTCCTATGGCGAGCGGATCGCCCAGCCCCGGCCCTACTACCCCTATCCGCGTCCCTATCTCGTCCCGGCCTATCCGCCGCCGCCGCCGCCGCCCTATCCCTATTGAGGCGCGGCCAGTCTGGCCTGCAGCGCCCTTGCCGCGCTCAGCGTGGCGTCCAGGGCCTGATCGGTGGGATCGAAGCCGGCCAGGGCCTGGGCGGGCACGCCCCGGGCCGCCAGGGCGGGCGCCAGGTGCCGCAGGATCCGCGCGCGCTCGCCATAGGGATAGGCCCGAAGGCCGGTCCCCAGATTGGTCAGCAGCTCGGCCTGCGTCGCCGCGCCGGCCCGCTCATCGCCGCTTAAAGCCTCCAGCCGCGCGCCCCAGGGATCGGGCGCCGGCGCGGCGCCGGGGCTCAGCGCATTGACAATCGTGGTCGGCGCGGCGCCCGGCGGCTGGGCCATCTGCCGCCCCACCTCGAACGCATGGGCATAGTCGCCCACATAGTCGGGGCTCTTCAGCAGCCCGAAATCCACATTCACGCCATCGGTCATGGCTTAACCTCCAAAGGCCCCGAGGGCGTTCTGATAGGCCGATTGCGTCGCCCCGCCCCCGCCGCCGAAGCTGGACCCGCCGCGCGTCAGGCCATAGGCGCTCAGGGCGTTGCCGATCAGGCTATTGGCGCTGCCCGCCGCCGCCAGGCCCGCATTGGCGCTCGTGCTGGCGGCGCTGTTGTTGTTGGACGAGACGGCGTTGGCGTAGCTTTGACCCGTCCCCGAGAGGGCGTTGGTGGCGCTGACGCCCGTTCCGACAACGCCCTGCAGGTTCTGCTCATATTGCTGGCCATATTGGTCCGCGAGGCCGGTCCCGTATTGGTCCAGGGCCTTGAGGGTCGCGCCGCTGTTCAGAAGCCCCGACGAGGCCTTGTTCTGTTGCGCCGCCTCGATCCCCTGATCCAGGTTGAACTGGTAGCCGGTGGAGTTGAGATAATCGTTCAGCGCCTTCTGGCTGGCCGCCGGGTCGCCGCCGATCCCCAGGAACCCTTGCAGGGCCGTGTTGGCCGCGTCCCCCGCCTGGATATAGGGCTGCGCATTGGCGCTGTTCTGGCTGTAGATCTGGCTTTGCAGGGCGTTATTGGCCGCCGCCGCCTGGCTGGCCTGGTGAGACGCGTTCCCCGAAGCCACGGCGCTGATCCCCGCCCCGGCCACAGCCCCCGCGCCCACGATCAAGGCCGGAATCAATGCAGGCATTTCGCCCTCCTCTTGGCCGTGGGAGACGCCTCCCATGCGGCCCGCGTTAAAATCCATTGTCTGGCGGCGCCGAACGGCCCCTCGCGCCAGTCGCCGCACTGGACGAAACCGAAGCTCTTGGGCGGCCGGCTGCGCGGGTTGTCCCGCATCTCGAGAGTCACCACCGTCTGAAACCCCAGCAGCCACACGGCGCCCAAGGCCTCAATCCCGGCGATCAGCGCCTCGCGCCCCCAGCCTTCCGGCGTGAAGAGGCTGTGCAGTTCCGCGACGAAGCCCAGGGCGTCCTGACGGATGAACAGATACCCGCCGTGATCGGCCGCCAGGGGAAGCACGTTCTCCCGCCCCGCCAAGGCCCCGATCAGCGACGGGTCCGCGTCCCCCCTCATCACGCTCAGGGCCGGATGCGCCGCGACGGCCGTCCAGAACGCCGGATCCCGCTCAATGCGGATCACGGGCTGAAGCCCCCATTGTGCGGGTTGGTGATGGAATAGGTGAAGCTGGCGAGCGCCGTCCCGCCATTATAGGTCGTGGTGATCGTCCCGGCGCCGGGGCCGATGAGATACCAGCCGAGCGCCTGACCTTCGGGCCAGGAAAAGGCCCCGCTGTAGGTGTAATTGACCCCGTTCAGGGTGTAGCCCAGCATCGACCCGCCGCTCTGGGAGGCGCTGACGGTGATCGCGCCCGTGATCCCGCTCAGGGTCTGGAAATTGGTCGAGCCGCCGCTGACGGCGTAGATATTGGACCACGACACCGCCCCCGGCGTTCCAGAGCCGCCGCCCGCCGCGCCGGCGCTGGCCAGGGCCGCGATGGCGCCGGTCACGAAATCCCCGTCCCGCTGACGACCCAGGTGTTGGCCGCTTCCTGGATCAAGGTGGCGAAACCCCATTGGGCGAGCGCCACGTCCTTGCTGGTCGCCGAGCCCGCGATCTGCTGCGTCACGCCCGAGCCGCGCGTCAGGGTGATCGTCCCGGCGCCGACGTTCCTCACCACGATGGCCGTGCCGATGGGAAAGGCGATGTTCGTATTGGGTGGGAGCGTCCAGGCCATGGCCGAGGCGTTATTCCCCCGCACCATCTTGCCGGCGTCGCCGAGGGCGAAGCTATAGGCGCTGTCCTGCTCGTTCACCGGCGCGCCCAGATAGCCCGCGCTGGTCGTCGAGAGGGAGGTCGCCGCCAGGGTCAGGTTGGTGGCCGTGTCGCCCGCCTTGTTGACCGGGGTGTAGCCGAGGTTCCCCGCCGCCGCGCCGCTGGCCAGCATGGCCGCCGTCACTTCCCCCGCGCTGATTGTCGGCGCCCCATTGATCGGGTCCAGGTCCGCGATCAGCGATCCCGCCGAGGTCAGAAGCTGCGCCCGATAGGTCTCCGCCGGATTGAGGAAGATCGGGACGAACAGGCCCCCGCTATCGGCCACCACGGGATTGGCGAGCGGCGTCGTCAGGGCCGCGCTGGAATAGACCGCCTGAGGCGTCGTCGTCCCCGTGGCGTAGAATTGCAGCTTCGCTCCGGCGAGGGGCAAGCCATTGGCGTCCACGGCCCGGATCACGGGTTGGAGGAGGAGTTGTCCGGTCATGGGGGAATACCCTCTATTTCCGTTCATCCTCGCGAACGCGAGGACCCAGTGTTTTCCAGATTGCCCAGTCCTCTGGGTCCTGGATCGCGGCTTCGCTGACGCTTCGCCTTGTCCAGGATGAGCGGGGTTTAGAGGGCGTTTACGCGCTCACCACCGCGCCGCTATCGACGGCATACCAGGCCGATCCCGACCGCCAGACCGGAACGCCGGTGCCGTGGCCGGTGGATTCCCCCGCCTTGCAGCCATCCAGGGCATAGGCCCAGTCGCCCTGATTGACCCCCGTCGTGGGAAGGCTCGCGACATTGGTGAGGGCCTTGTAGAAGGCCACGCCCACATTGCCGCCGATCTCACCGCCCGCTTGCAGGCCGCCGCTGGCGATCACCTGGGTCGTGCTGGGCGCCGCCGCGTTGGCGACGGTAAGCGCGCTCTCCACCTTGTCCGTCTGTCCGCCCACGCGATTCCACAGCGCCAAGAGCCAGGATTGCCACACCCGGGAGATCGTCTGTCCGGTCAGGAACGGGGTGGAGAACGGCGGGGCCGGAAGGGGTTGAGCGGGCATATCAATACCCCGGCCGCGCCGCGTTCAGTTCCACGTGGCTGAACACCACGTTCACCGGGTCCGAACACCGCACCTGCACCAACCGCCCCGGCGCGCGTAACAACCCCAGCCTCTGCCAGTAAGCCCGCGTCCGGTATTGCCCCAGCGGCCCCAGCACGGACGCTTGCCACGGCGTGAAGGTCTGGCCCTGGTCGTCGGAAAAGCGCATCTCCACCAAGGGATCGGCGCCCGGATCGACCGCGTTGCCTTGCCCCACCACCCCGTGCAGGACGAGGTTGAGGCACCGGGGCGTTCCCTCCTCCACCTTGATGAAGAGGCTGCCCTCGCGCTTTAAGGGGCCGCCCGCGTCGGTATAGGCGCCCACCTGCATCGTCCACAGATCGCCCGTGGTCATATCGCCCACATAGGCGACGCCGTTCAGCATCACGGCGACTTGGGCCCGAAAGGTGTCGAAGCCCGCGCTCTGCCATTCCTGCCATTCGCCGCGCTGATAGCTGTCGCCATAGGCCTGGGCCTGGGTCCCGATGCGGCTGAGGTCATAGGCGTAACTGCCGACACCCGGCACATTCAGCACATAGAACTCGTGGCCCTCGAACTGCACGACGATGGCCGTCAGGGTCGAGGGGTCGGCGCATTGCCGGATCTTGTCCTCGATGCTGGACGAACTGACCCGCGTGGGAACGCTCCCCACCCGATAGACCACCAGATCATCGCCCACCCAGAAGAGCCCGTTATCGGCGAAGGCGACGGTATCGCGGGCGATACAGCCCCGCTGATAGCCGCGCCCCACCACCGGGGCGAAGGGGGCCGTGGCATCCGAGGTCACCTGCCAGAACTCGACGCTCTGGGTCCCGAAGATCACCAGCTCGTCATTGAGCACGCTGACCGCCACATTGGGGTCGGGGAAGCCTTCCGCCGTGGCGAAGTCGAGGCCCCCCTCGTTCCCCGCGTCGTCGATCTCTGAATACCACCAGGTGTCGGTCCCGATGGCCATATAGGCGAAGCGGCCGCCCAGCCAGGCCACGTCACAGACCGGCGGCAGGACGCCATTGTCGATGGGGTTGAAGTTGCTCCCATCGAACAGATAGGCGGCGCCGTCCGCCACCATCACCATCTGCTGCTCGCTGGCCGCGAAGCGCACCCGGTCGGTCCCCGGTATGGTTCCGCAGGCCGCGCCCGTCGTGACGTTATAGGCCGTCGTCCCCGCCACCACGAAGAGCCCGCCGCCGTAAGAGAACGGCGCCCGAAACACCCCGCGCACGGGCCCCGAGGCGTAGGTCCGATAACTCACCAGGCCCGGCCGGGAATAGTGCACCTCGCGCAGGCCCACATAGGCCGCATAGGGCCGCTCCTCCCGAAGCGGCGTCTCCTCGATGATCATGTTGACCGGCAGGACGGAAGGGAAGCCGAAGGACCGGCTGAAGGCGTCGGTGAAAAACGGAATCCGAAGGCCCGTCGCCGCTGTGATCCCGTCGCTGCGGAATTGGGCGATCTGATCGGGAGGCGCGGAGCCTTGACCCACGTTCGGCATGGCGCCCCCCTTCTGTGGCTCTCCGGCGCCATCTCCGGCCCGCGACTCCGCGTCACCTTGCCCCGGCGCCTGCCTTAAGGATAAGTGCGGCCCGTGGCGGCGTGACCGGCCGAGGCGTTCAAACGGCGGGGGTGATCACTGTGGATATGTCCGTCGTGCGTCTGTGGCTTCTCGCCTCGCAGATCCTGCTCGCCGCGGGGGCGGTCGCCGTCGTCCTGGGCGCGGTGGGAACCGTGCGCTTCACCGCCCTGCGTGAGCAGCTGGCCGTCACCGAGGCGCTCAGCCACCGGCCGCCGCCATCTCACGATATCGTCCTGATGGACGCCCCGCCCGCGCCAGCCCCGACGCCGGGGGCTCACACGCCGCCCGCGGCGCCCGCCGGCGCACCCTCTGGCGCGTCCTCTGGGGCGTCCTCTGGGGCGTCCTCTGGGGCCTCCGCCGCCAGCCTGGCCCAGGTCACCGCCCTTCGGACCGAGAACCAGACGCTGAAGAACCAGCTCGCCGCCGCCCAAAAGGATCTCAAGGCCGCCGCCACCGTCCCGAGCCACGTCCCGGCCGCCGGCCCGCGCAGCCTGACCGACGCCCAGAAGACCCGCCTCCTGGCCGCGCTCAAGGCCATTCCAGGGCCGCCGAACATCGATGTCTCCACCCTCTCGGACCCCGAGGCCGCCGCCTATGGCGACCAGTTCATCAAGCTGATCGACCAGGCCGGCTATCGCGGCCAGGCCAAGAGCATCGGCGCGCCCAACCCCCTGCCCCGGGGCCTGCATCTCACCGTCAAGCCCGGCAACGCCCGGGGCACGGCGATCAAATACGCCCTCGAAGCGGTCGGCATCCCCGTCACCGTCTCCCCCGGCGACACCGGCCCCTTCGATGTTCAGATGACGATCGGGGTGAAGCCTTAGGGGGCAAACTCTATCACCCGCTCATCCTCGCGCGAGCCAGGAAGAGCGGAATTGGGGGGTAGCCTGCGCGCCCCTCACCCCGCCACCGTCAGCCCGATCACGCCCTCCACCTGCCCGCGTCCGCGCCGGTAATAGGTCCGCGCGAAGGCTTCCCGACCCTCCTGCGCCGCCGCCGCGATCTCGGGCCGGATGTCGGCCCCGAACTCCGCGGCGATGACCACGGCCAGCTGGTAGGGGAGATAGGCGCCCTATCGAGCCACTCGAAGCGCCGTGCGGAGTCTGTTGACCGCGAGAAGTATTTCATATTTCCAATATTTAAGGCGAGTGGGGTAAGTATTTCTTAGCCAGTCCATTTCCTGGGAAAGTGTTTTATACTTTTCCACTTGGTTGGAGATCTGACCTTCGTGACAGATCGAGACGATGCGAATATCGTCATCTTCGATGAACCTGCCAGTTAACAGACGTACATAGAAATCTACGTCCACCATCCATTTCAAAGAAGGGTCAAATCTGAGATCCTGGCGTCCTCTGTAAATGACCACACCGGTAGGACCCACCCAGTTCAGCGCATAGAGGGTCCAGGGCGCCCAACGCATCATCCGTGCCAGTTTGCGCACAGTAAAAAAGGCGCTTCTGCCGCCGCCTATGACGGCAAACAGATTCGCGACGAGAACATCGGCCTTGTCGCTGTCCAGGCGGTCCACGGCCCGGCGCAGACCATCGGCGTCGATGTAGAACTCGTCATGATGGACGACGACTCGGTAACGGCCCCGGGCCTCATCCAGGCCAAGGTTCCAATTTTCCACCGGATTTCCCGTTCGCGCGCCGGTGACATACCGGAGCTGTGGATAGACGGCCGCCAGGCCCTCCACCAAGGTCCGCACGGCGGCGGTTCTCGAATCGTCGGCGACGATTACCTCTGTGTCGATCCCCGTCTGGGTGACGAGGGAGAGTAGGCAGCGCGCCAAGATCGGCGCGTTCTCATAGGCGGGCACGACGCAGCTAAGCGTGACCGCCGCCTCTTCGCCCTTGGACACGCCCCGCTCCCTCAAAACCTGCCGGCCTGTCGCCCGCCTAAAATTATCATTGTACCGCACCGCCAGTCGCCGCAGGGGCCTTAAATGACCGACGGAGATCCTGCGGCGGACCGCAGGCGGCGCCCCTGGCGCGGAAGTTCATTCCTAAGCATGGCGGTCATAAACTCCACCTTAACACCCGCGTCGGCAACCGCTTCCCTCGCAATCACACACCTTATAGAAGGCGCGGACCTTGCGGAATTTACCGGGCCTGCTCTGGATCATTGGATCAGGCCACTGCGCCTATCGGCTGCCTGCCTAGCAGCAAAACCCCCTGGCCACCCTTACCGCCTACGCAAAGCTAAATCACGTCTTCAAGTAGGCTCAAGCTCACAAAGCAAGCTAGGTTGAGTTATCTGGCGTTTGACGACACGCGCCATCGGGCACCTGGATTAACCTACCAGACTTGTTTATGTGTTGGGATTGAACTTTGATTATTGACTAGACTGGGCGGGGGCGTATGCGTTTAAGACAATTCATTCCGTTTCTGCTCAAGTCGCGCGGGAAATTCGCATTCCTGAGATGTCTTTCCCCGAACTCTCGTATCCTGGATGTTGGCTGCGGAAACAATTCTTCTTACAGATTTAAAGACGCAATTCCTTTATGTCACTATACAGGTATTGATATCGGAGACTGTAATCAAACTCAGCCTAATATGGCTGATGAATATGTTATCACGACACCCGAATATTTCTCTAGCGCGATTTCTGGATTGAGACCTGCGTTTGACGCTGTTATATCTGCGCACAATATCGAACATGTCGATAATCGAGTCGCCACATTGGAGGCGATGATGGGTGTGGTGAAGCCGGGCGGGGCTCTCTACATTGCCTTTCCTTGCCAAGCCTCCGTTGATTTTCCGCGTCGTGGCGGCCTCTGCTATTTCGACGACGAAACGCATAAGCCGCCGCCGCCCGACCCTGACGCCATATTGCACGCGCTCCGAACTGGCGGCTTCGAGATTACCTATTTTGCTAGGCGTTACCGACCCGTCTTGCTCTGGACTTTAGGACTGCTGGTGGAACCCCTCTCGCGCGCCCTTAGGCGAGCCTTGATCGGCAGTCATGAATTCTATGGCGTTGAAACCCTCATTTGGGCCCGTAAGGCCGGCAGCTGAGGTCGCTCAGGAACGGGCTCACGGCCCGGCGACTCAGAGTGGCGCGTTATGGCCGCATGCGCCGATTGTGAATAGATCTATTGGTTTGAGACCTCAGGCCCTGATTTGTTCCAAGACGAGCAGGATTACCAAGATACATCCCGTTACCCTCACCCCGCCACCGTCAGCCCGATCACGCCCTCCACCTGCCCGCGTCCGCGCCGGTAATAGGTCCGCGCGAAGGCTTCCCGACCCTCCTGCGCCGCCGCCGCGATCTCGGGCCGGATGTCGGCCCCGAACTCCGCGGCGATGACCACGGCCAGCAGGTAGGGGAGATAGGCGATCAGGGGATCGGGGAACTCGATGGCGCTGTCCAGAGAGGCGAAGTCCGCCTCGATCACCCAATTGCCCGTATCGCCCCGGAACCAGAAGCGGGTGTTCTGCCCTGTCGTCGAGATCACATAGTTGGACGCCGCGCCGTTCATCAGCCGGCCGTTCGGATTGATCGTCAGGTTAGTGGTCGCCCAGGACAGGCCCGCATCCACCACGCCGAACCGCGCGCCGGATTTCGGATTCAGGGGCGCCGTCAGGGTGAAGGCCGCGCCGCCGGGGATCTGATACTCGCCGCCGGTCTCCGCCTGGCCCGTGGTGCCGGTCAGGCTCTGCGGCCCCAGCCGGGGGCCGATCAGGGTCCCGAACATCGCCCGTTTCATCGCGTTGATCGCCACCAGGGCGTCCGCCGCCTCCGAGGCCGAAGGCTCCGCCCCCGACGCCCACAGCCCATGCAGACGACCGGCGCGCTCAATCACCTGGCGTACCGTCAGGGACATGGGAGCCTCCGGGGGTGGGGGTTAGGCGAAGCAGGGAGCTACGGAAACTAAAGCCCCTTGAGCGTTTCAGGGATAACCACGGTAAGCCAGCGCTGATTCAAATGAACGACGAGAGAGTTTGAACTCAAGGCGCGTGATATTGTATCTTCGCTTGCGGCATATTCCCCGTGAGATCGGCCTCGCAGCGCACGGTTTTCCGCCAAGGGGCGTGACGTGACCGAAGACATCGACGGGGGTGAAATGCGTGAAGTTGTGATCGTGAGCGGTGGCGACGGCGCGACCGGAGGGTGCGAACTCTTGCACCAGCTTTCAGATGTCTTGATAAGCGCCGGAATTAAAACGAAGTTTTTATACTGGCCGTTTAGGAAATATTTTGAAAAACCGAAGCCGTATGAGAACTATAAAACTGTTACTATTAGAAAACACCAAGTTTCAGCAGATTCTATTATTGTCTTGCCTGAGGTATATTCATATTTTATTGATGAATTTCCGGGGCATCAGATCGTGTTTTGGTGGTTAAGCGTCGATAACTATTTTGGCTCGCGAAAGCCACGCTTTTTTATTCGAAATCTGCTCTCCCCCTTTTCCTTTGTAGATGTCCGGACGCCGCAGGGACGTCGCAAAATTCATCATCACCTCGTCCAGTCGGAATATGCGCGACACTTCCTCCAGTCTGCCGCTGGTTGCGAGTCGCGGTTCCTCGGCGACTTCATTAATGACGAATTCGTCGTGCGCGGCTCATCGACGTCGGTCGACCAAAAGGAGGACATCGTTGCCTACAACCCCGCCAAGGGCGTCGAGACGACCCGCAAGGTGATCTCGCGATTGGCGCCCGGGACGGCGGTTCCCATCGTCGGCATGTCGCGCGGCGAGGTTATGGACCTGCTCGCCCGGGCCAAGGTCTATGTCGATTTTGGCAACCATCCCGGTCAGGACCGCATCCCGCGAGAAGCTGCGGCACTGGGGTGTTGCGTCATCACCAACCAACGGGGCAGCGCGGCCAATGACATCGATGTCCCCGTAGATAGAGCCTACAAAATCGATGACAACGAGTCGGATTTCGCCGTGCGTGCGGCTGATAAGATCGGCGAGATATTTTCTAACTTCGAGGACCACTCGAAAAATTTCTCGGACTATAGGGCGATGATAAGGGCACAGAAGTGGTTGTTTGAAAGAGACGCTCTCGAGGTTTTCAAGCCCCTGGTCGAAGGCCCCTAAGCTGCCCAAGCTCTTCGGACTGGATAAGCTATTTCTCAAGAACATGACGGCACTTTCGGCCGTTCAGGCAGCGAACCTCATCGCGCCCATGATCACCATCCCCTACCTATTGCGCGCCCTGGGTGTGGTCACCTTCGGCCGGCTGATGCTCGCCCAGGCGACCGTCCTGTATCTCAGTCTCTTCGTGGAGTTCGGCTTCAACCTCTCGGCGGCGCGGCGCATCGCCGAGGCCAGGAGCGAAGGAACGCCGATCGGCCCGTATGTCAGCGCGGTCCTAGGGGCGAAGGCCCTGCTGCTCATCGGCGGCGTCCTGCTGCTTGCGGTCGGGACGGCCCTGGCACCCGCCCTGCGCGATAGCCGCCCGACCATGGTCTTTTTCCTGCCCTTGGCGATGGGGTCGATCATTTTTCCTGAATGGTTGTTCCGGGGCCTGGAGCGCATGGCGGTTCCCTCGGTCTGCCTGCTCGCCGCCCGCAGCGCGAGCCTGGTGGCCACCTTCTCATGGGTCCATCGCCCGGACGACCTTCCTCGAGCGGCGCTGATAATAGCGCTGACGCCGATCCTCGCTGGAGGTCTCTGCTTGGGCATCCTAACTAAATCACTAAAGGAGCCCCTGGCATGGCCGACGCTCTCTGGCATTCGGGACGCCCTGCGCGAAGGCGGCCATACCTTTCTCTCCACCGCCGCCGTCAGCCTCTATTCGGTGACCAACACCGTGCTCGTCGGGACGATCTGCGGCCCCGCCCAACTCGCCTTTTTTTCTACTGCCGATAAGATCAGGAACGCGAGCGCCGCCTTCATTCCACCGGTCACAACAGCCGCCTATCCGCGACTTGTCCAGACCACGACGCAATCCCTGAAGTCCGGCGCGCGGCTCGCTGGGCTAATCGCGGCGCCTCTGTGCGGGGTCGGGCTGGTAGTTGGCGTGATGCTGTTTCTCTTCGCGCGTCCGATCGTGGCCTTGGTGGGCGGCGGCCATTATGCGGCGGCCGAGACGCCGCTTCGGATCATGGCCGCGCTTCCGCTTATTCTGGCGGCCAATAGCGTGCTAGGGCTTTTGGTGCTCTTGCCACGCCGCATGACGCGTGTATTCAGTTGGATTGTTACCGGAGGCGGCTTGGTGAATCTCTGTCTGCTGCCTCCCCTGGCCTATCGCTATGGGGCGACGGGTGCCGCCATCTCCCTTGGGATCACCGAAACCGTCGTCACCGCCGCCATGGCGGTCGCAGTTTTTCCGCCACCCTGGCACCGCCAGCCCGGGGGCGCCGAAAGTGTCTCCGATGAGATTTGATGTTCTGATCGCGGGCTGCGGGTTCGCGGGAGCGGTCTGCGCGCGGCAGTTAGCCGAGGCCGGTCGCACCGTCCTGATCATTGACCGGCGCGACCATATCGGTGGCAATGCTCACGATCGCTTCGATTCGGCCGGCGTGCTGGTTCACCCCTACGGTCCCCACATTTTCCACACCAATTCCGAGCGGATTTTCGACTACCTATCTCGCTTCACGACCTGGCGACCCTACGAGCACCGCGTCTTGGCGCAACTCGGCGGCCTAGAGGTGCCCTTTCCCATCAACCGTGTCACGCTTGAGCGCGTCTTTGACCTGAGCCTAGATGAGGCCGGCGCCGAGGCGCTTCTGGAAAGCCTGCGCATTCCCTGCGACAAGATTCGCACCAGTGAGGATGTCGTCCTCAATAGTGTCGGGGTGCGGTTGGCCGATATGTTTTTCCGAAACTATACGCGCAAGCAATGGGGGCTTGAGCTCAGCCAACTCTCACCAGGCGTCGCGTCACGCATTCCAACCCGTAGCAATGACGACGACAGGTATTTCACCGACACTTATCAGGCCATGCCGAAGGACGGCTACACTGGCCTGTTTCGGAACCTCCTGGATCACAAGAACATCACCATCGAGCTGGCCACCGATTATTTCGAGATCGAGGCCCGGGTCGATAGGAACTGGACGATTTATACAGGTCCGATCGACGCGTTTTTTCGGTATTCAGAGGGGCGCCTGCCATACCGCAGCATTTTCTTCGCACACGTCCACCTTGCCGAGCGGTCGCAGTTTCAGAGCGTGGGCACGGTTAACTACCCCGGCGAGGTGCCCTTTACCCGTATCACCGAATTCAAACACCTGACGGGACAGACCCACTCAGGCACATCCCTAGTCTACGAATATCCCCAGGCTGAGGGGGATCCCTATTACCCGATACCACGCCCGGAGAATGCTGAGATCTATGCACGGTATAGGGCTCTCGCGCAAAGAGCCCAAAAAACGACCTTTGTCGGGCGTCTTGCGGAGTACAAGTACTTCAATATGGATCAGGCTGTGGGGTCAGCGCTAAGTGCTATGAAGTCTTTGCTAGGCCAAGCGGCGACGGTGTAGAAATTCGGCTTTGGTGGTCGGCACTGGCCGGCGGGACGGGCCTAAGCGCCCGCCCGCACATCGGCGCTTTAATCCGTCATTCGCCGGGCGCCTTTGTCACGTCAAAAACCAAATGCGCAGCCGTCGGCGCGGAACCCGTCAGGCGGCGTACGCCAATATCTAGCCAACAAGCCGTTTCATCCGTAATTAGCCCGCATGAACATTTCGCCAGCTAGCGTTTTTATCTGGATGACGGCCTGGGGGACCGTATCGTCACTTTATCTGAACGGCATATTCCAGATCCCTTCCGCAACTGCGTCAGCGTTGTCAGCCGCCGTTATTGCAATCGGCCTGATGGGGATGACCGCATCTGATATAAGCGCATTCAACAGAACCGCCCAGCAAGACGGTAGACGATTTGTATCGGTTTATATGCTAGGACTTGCTTTAGCTGGGTTTATTTTTTCGACTATCATCCGGTATTTTAAAGACGGCATGTCGTTTCGTGACCTTGGTCTATTCGGCATTGATTGCGTTGTTCCGCTAATTCTATTCTTTTTTAGACGTCAGTCTGATCTTCTTTTACGAATTTGCCAGATTTGCGTGTTATTCGCCACCGGAGACATGGTGGCTAATATAACTACCTATTTTAATATTGGGCACTTGGCGCAGGTCGCCGGCGAGGCGGGAAGTCTGAACTATGGATTACATTTTCTTGGCCTTTCGGGAAATAGCCTAGCGGTAGGATATGTCTCCTATATCGCCGCTTCATATTTGGCGTTTCGTGTTAAGACCGGAAGGCTATTTTCCGCATCTTCAGTATTATTCTTACTCATCTGCTATTCAATATATCTCAGTGGCGCCCGCAGATATATTGGGCTTGAATCCGTCACCGCCACAATAATACTTTTTCCAGGCCTACGTCGTATACCACTCCTTTTCTGGAGCTTCACGACTGCTCTTATATTTCTATATTTCACATTCTCCGCCCCTTCATACGACGTAGATAATGTCTTGCGGGCGAAATTGATGACCTCTGGACTCGAAACGGCGTTGCATGCCCCATTTCTTGGTTATGGAGTTCATTATATAGATTTTTCGAACATCAAATATGCTACCTATTCTCTATTGAGCAGTCTTGGAGTTACCGAGTCGGAAATATTAACCTTCGCTATCAATTTCGGCGTCTGCACTGCGTTGCTTATTCTGGCTTCCTGTATATTTGCCTTCAGCAGGTATAAGCAGATACCATCGTTCCCAGCTATACTGTTAGCTATGCTTACCTCTGAATTAGTGTTCGCTGGCTCGATTGGCAGTTTCTTAGGTTCTATAGTTTTCTACGCGTGCCTGACCTATTGCCAAAACGAAACCATTTCAGCTCCCTCAAAGCGGGTTAGGTATTCGGCGAGACCTCTGGGGCCTATGCGATGGACCGATCGGGCACAAGATTCGAGAGGTAGCCCGGCCTAGCCTCGATTAGCAGTGAGTGACAATGCCGATGGTGACCACGAGCGTGGTGAGAGAGACGGTGCCGGCCGCACATGACACGCCAGCGACCCCGTTGGCCGTGTATCCCGCTGTCGCGGTTACGCCACCCGTCGTTGAAATGGTGCCGTTTGCGCCCGTAAGGATGATTTTAGCGGTCCCCGAACCATACAACGTGAACAATCCGTTGCCGCTCGATGGAATAGTCAGCGCCCAAGCGTGAGTGCCTTCGTAATCCGACCAACCAAAAAGGTTTGCTTGGTCGTTAAAATTGCATCCGCCCGTGCCATAAGTATAGCACTCATACACGTCTGTATTAGCGGCGTTGGCCAGATAAGTGATGCTCGCCGCGTCAGATGCAGGGCGGATGCCGAGGCCCGGCAGTGATTGGGCGCTATTAACAGACCACTTGGATGAGCCAGGTATTGTCCAACCGTTGGTGAACGTAGTGGGCGCGTCAACGAGATTATACGGCGAACCCCCTCCTGCATTGGCGCCCAGCGAAAACGTACTGCCGCTATAGTCGAAGAGGTACATCCCACTGACCTGGCCGGGCAGTAGCGAAACTCTCGTCCACGTCGAGGGCACCACGATTCCCGGAAGCGCGTTGAGACTGCCGTGCGTCCCATCGTTATAAGTGGCTGGAAACCCGGCGCCGGACGGAATCTCAATGTCCGTGCTGAAGGTCCAGCTGTCGCTATTGGTGACGGTCACGGCAGGGATCGCATAACACCCGGACGCGCACCCGGCTGACAGTGCGGGGGGGATATTCGAGGACCCAGACGCTAAATAGACAGGCGTCATCGTGCCGCTGTCATAGACCGGTTGAACGGCGCCGCCCGTGAGGCTGATAAAATTGGCGTAGTTCCCGATGATTCGGCCGATGTCGGAATTAATCAGCGCAATGGTCGTGACCGCATTGGCGCTGCTTGTCCCCTCAAGGTCCACAATGTGGCCCTCAAAATTGATGAGGCTGGAAGTATACGCCCCGGCCTTCGCCAGATACGCCCGCTTGTTCACCCCATCCCCGATGACCCGCACCCGGTTATAGGTGACGTCCCACGCCTGGATTTGGACGATGCAGGCGTTGGTGGCCACGTCCGACATGTTGGTCAGGTCGCACGCAAGGTTTTCGAGGCCGAACCCTTGGAGCCACGATATCCCCGCGCCGCCGCCGGGAAAACCGGCGCCATCGATCAGGAACACCGCGCCCGTTGACGTGCTGTCCGGCCTGATGACGCAGGCGCCGGTCGTGGCGGGCGCAAACGCGCTCTGGCCCCCCGCGCCGTAAGAGGAGCCACCGCCGACGACCCGTTGGCCCTGATTGTTGACGCTGGTGACGTTCAGGATGCCCGCGCCCGTGCCGTGGACCTTGTAGGTTCCCTGGCAGGTCAGGGGCAGGCCGCTCGCCAGGGCGGTGTTCCAGGCGCTCGTGCTGTCGGCCGCGCCCGTGGGGTCGGTGCCGAAACTGTCCACACTGGTCAGAACCTCGGCCTTGAGGCCGGCAAGGCTGGTGACGCCCGTCCCGCCATTGGCCAGGGGAAGCGCGCCGGTGACGCCGCTCGTCAGAGGCAGGCTCGTGGCGTTGGAGAGGTTGAAGGCCGGGGTTCCGAGATTATTGGCCACATAGGTCGCAATGGCGCTGGCCTGGGCGCCCTGAACGGTGGCCGAGCCGGCGGGTTGATCCACGATCACGTCCGTCCCCGCCACCGCGCCCCGGGCCGGCAGGCCGCTAGGCGGCAGGTTCTGGGCGTAGGCGGGCGCGCCCTGGCACGCGGCCAGGAGGGCGAGCGCCGAGACGGCGGGGATCAGGGTGAAGCGCATCTTAGAGGGTCTCCGAGGCTGTCTGGCCCACCCATTCGGTCGGGGGCGTGACGATCAGAACCTCGCCCTGGGGATCGATCTCCAGGGCGTCCTGATCCGGATCTAGGGCGAGATCGATCTCGCCTTGCGGGTCGGAGGCGGCGTGGCCTTTGACGGGCATGGCGTGTCCTCCGACAAGGCCGCCGTCGCCCGTGGGGCGAGGGCGGCGCGAGGGCTTAAAGGTATTGGGCGCGCACCGGCCGCCGGCCCGCGCCCGGGCGGCTGAACAGCAGTTCGTGCGCCTTGGAGAGGCGGCTCCTCTGCGCCGGGGTCAGTTGATCCGCATTGGCGAACACATCCGCCAACCGCTCGGCCAGCAGCGCCTCGAACGCGGGTTGCAGGCGCTGATTGAGCGGCTGTTCGGTGTCGAGGGCGAGACCCAGGGCCGGCATCCAGGCATTGGTGTCGGCGCGGTAGAAATAGAGGCCCTGCTGGGTCCCGACGATCTCGATCCGCGCCCCGTCGGTGGGCTGGCGCCAGGCGATCCCGTCCGCCGCGCCCGTCGATCCCACCGGGGGATTGGCGGCGCCGTCACAGGGGATGCCGGGATCAAACCCGTAGTCGTCGGGATCATAGGCGTCGGAAATCGCCACGCTGTTGGGGAGCGTGACGCTGACCGTCGATCCGGCCTGCACCCGCAGGCGTTGGTTCTCGCCCGGCGTGGTGTTCCCGGTGATGTCGCGCGTCAGCAGCGGGCCGCGGGCCTCGTGGATCTCGAGGATCAACGCCTGCGCGCCGCGAAGGCCCTCCGCCAGCTCGTCGGCGGTGGGGTCGTCTCCGGGCGCCGTGGCTTTCAGCAGAAGCAGCGCCCGCGTCACGGCGTCGCGGATCGTGGCCATTCAGGCGACCGCGCCCGGAACCACCGCCGGGGCGAGGGCGGGGGCCGGAGCGGGCGCCGTGGATTTCTTGGCCAGCAGCTTGGCGCAGACCTGATCGATCAGGGCGTCGGCCACCGGGTCAAGTTCCGTTCCCAGGCCGCCGGGGATCAGCGCCAGGGCCGCGTTGGCGGCGGCCGTGGCGATCACCGGAATGGCGGCCTCCACATCATTGGCGGCCGCCGTCAGCGACGCCGCCGCCTTGGCCACGGCCGGCGATCCCGCCGGGCCGACAATGCCCGCGAACCAGGCTTCAACCTTGTGCAACAGGAGGGAGAGATCAGACATCGGGGCTCCTTTCGGTGTGGGGGGAGGGGGTTGGGGTTGGGTTATTCTATTGAAATCACTGCTTTTTCGTCATCCCGGACAAGGCGACCTTGTCCTCCGAAGCCTTGGCGTAGGAGGAAGCCGCGGACCCGGGATGACGGCGGAGAGGCTCCCACTCGCGAGGATGAGCGGGGGTAAAATGATCGGGTTCGCCCCTCACCCCACGGGATACAGCCACGCCTTCGCGGCCGCCTGGACGGCGTCTTGAGCGACCTTGGCGGCCAAGGGCGCGGCCATGGGACCCAGGAGGGGCCCGGCGACCTGCCGGGCCTCGGCGCGGGCCAGGCTTGCGGCCTTGGCGGCCAGAACCGCCTCGACCTGGGCGAACCCGGCATTATAGGCGCGCCCCTGACCGCTCCGGCGGACGAGGCCCAGCACGAAGGCCACCGGCGAGGGCTGGGTGGGATTGGCCGCGAACAGGCCATAGACGAGGCCGATCAGCGACACGATATCCGCCGCCGCCGCGCTCACCTGGTCGGGCTTCAGCCCATGGATCATCTGCAGGCCGCCCACCAGCAGAGCCGAGAGGATCTGGTCGGCATAGGTCGGCATGACGCCGGGCGGCGCGGGGGCGTTTTCGGTCATTTCAGGGTTCTTTGGGGTTCAAGCCGCGCGGGCGCCGCCGCGGATCATGGCCGCCAGGCGCAGGGCCCGCTCGCCGACGCCGGCGGGGGGATCCTCGGCCCAGTCGGAGAGCAGCATGGCGGCGCTGGCGGCGCGGAAGTCGTGGGCCTCCAGGGCGCTCAGCATGTGGTGAAACTGAAGCAGGCCGTGGACCCCCAGATTGAAGGCCATATTGGCCAGGGCGTCCTGGCGCACCGCGTCCAGGGTCCGCCACCAGGGCAGGGCGGCGTCCAGCTCCTGGGTCGTTCGGGCGATATCGGCGGCCAACTGGGCGTCGGCCTGGCTCTGGGTCCAGACCGTGCCCGGGGCCACGCCGGCATGGCCATAGCCGCAGGTCCACACGCCCCGGGTGTCGGCATAGGCGGTGAGGCGCCGCCCCTCATCGCGTTTGAGATCTTCGGTGAGGGCGGGGGTCGTCATGTCCGGGCGACCCCCTCGGCGTGAAAAATGTAGCCGTCCACCAGGTCCTGATGCCGCTCCATCCGGTCCATGCGGCTTTGCAGGGCGGGGATGGCGTCCTTCAGGGTGTGGATGTCGTCGCGCATGGCGACCAGCTGCATGGCCGTCCAGCCCACCACGGCCAGGATGGCGCTGAGGGCCACCACCGTGGCGGCGTTCAGCCAGTGATCGGTGAGGCGTCGGAGGGGGGGAGCTTCGAGCGTCATGGCCGGGCCCCTCACGGATTGGAGCCGGCGACGTCTTCGACGTAGTAGGCGATGTCCACTTCCAGCGTTCCGGCGACCGGGGTGGCCGCGGCGGTGTGGACCGTCACCAGAACCTCGACATCGGCGCCGCTGGTATTGGCGTAGAGGAGGCCCGCCGCCGCGATGGTCGCGTCAACGGACGCGCCCGACGCATGGCCCACGGTCGTCACGGCGGCCTTGAACAGCTGCGGCGTCCCGACAATGCCGACATCCAGGGCCAGGGTCGGCGATCCATTGCTGTCCAGTTGGCCGGCGGCCTTCAGGTTGCAGCTGGTGACCACGGCCCCACGGGGCAGATAGCCGATGGCGATGGTGTCGTTCGCCGCCCAGGTGGAAATGCTGCCCGAGACGGCGTGAAGGTGGGTGGACATTCGGGACAGTCCGTGTCCGGACGACGCCCCGGCCTTGGCGTTGAACAAAGAGGTGACATAGGCGGTCATGCTGATCCGCACCTTTCATGATGAGGGTTGAGGGAGGGGAAACGGAGGGAGGGGAAACGCGGAGCGCGGAGCGTTCCCCCCCTCCCCGTCATCCCGGGGCGCCCGTCAGGGCGAACCCGGGACCCAGAGCCTGCCCCGGACTTGATCCGGGGAGACGGGAACGGGCGCTTCGGTTCGCGAACCTTAAGACCCCGCCCAGTCTCCTGGGTCCCGGCTCGCGGCTGCGCCTTGGCCGGGATGACGGGGAGGAAGATGACCGGGATTTAGCGCTTAGCTGTCGGCCCCGGCCGCGACGAACACCGTGACCATGCCGTTCTGGACGCCGTTGAAGTTGATCTTCTTGACGCCGAGCAGCTCTTCGATGGCGACGCCCGGACGGAAGCCATAGTCCTTGATCATGTCGGTGCGCGGCGTGGGCTCCTGACCCCAGGCGAGGCCCACGGCCCCGCCGCCGCAGACGAAGATCGGCCGCACATCCGCGCTGGAGGCGCCGGCCCCATCGAACGCCGCCCCGCCATTGGGATTGGCCGAGCAGGCGTCGCAATAGGCGTCGATCTCCGGAATTTCGCGGTGGATCACCCCGTCATAGATCAGATCCCCGTCCTGGAAGATCGGGTTCTTCTCCATGCCCATCCCCTCACGCGAACGCGCCTGGGTGTTGGCGGTGATGATGGTGGAATCCGCCTTCAGGTCGCGGAAGGTGCGGGAGCCGTGGAACGCCACATAAAACTCGCGCCCGTCGCCATCCTCCACCCGATAGGGCCGGATGTGCGGATCCGCCGTCTTGGCGATCCGCTTGGCGAGGCCCATGATCGTGGCGCTGGTCTTGTCCGAGGCCGTGCCGACATTGGCGAGCGCCGTGGCGAAGGTGGCGTTGTAGTTGCTCTTCAGGTGACCAAAGAGCACCCGGTCGCTGTTGGCCGCGACCCAGGTGTTCTGCTGCGCCGCCGTGGCCTGATCGAAGGGGACGATGGTCCCGTTCACATCGACGATCACATGGGCCAGGGCCTTGATGATGTCGTCGCGCAGCTTCTCCGATTCCCACACCATCAGGGCGTCCTTGGCCGCGTCCCAGAGATTGATCTCGGTGCGGAAGGTCGTGGATTTCGGCAGACGAACGCCGTTCCGGCGCCAATCAATCGTGATCGGGCAGTTGAAGTTGGTCAGCTCCTCTTCCGCCCCGTCCAGCACCGTGGCGCCGGTGACGCCGAGCGACTTCAGGCGCGCGATGAAGGGGATGTTGATGGTGCGGAACGCCTCATCCTCCTTCTGGAACTTGGTGAGGATGATGCCGCCCTTATTGATGTCGGCGTTCGACATGTAGGGCATGAAACGGCTGTTGCGGACATATTCCTGGAAATACTTGGTGATCCAGATCTGCCGCTCATTGGCGGTGGAGAGAAGGGTCTCGGCCATGGCCTTAAGGGTCCTTGCATGAGAGGGTTGGCCCGGCCGGAGGATCCGACAGGGCGACTAGCGTCTGATGGTGGCGTTGAACGCCGCGCCGGGACCCATGGGGGTCTCGGACACAGCCCCAGCCCCGCCCGCATTGGGGGCGTCGGCCAGGGAGCGCGGCGGGGTGGGCGGGGGCGCCGCTCGGAGCGCGGGCGTCTCGCCCGCGACCCTCGACGCCTTCCAGGCCCGGTAATCGTCAAGATCGTCCGCACTCACCTCGGCGAGAAGCTGCTCGCTTTGGCGCGCCTGACGAAGGAACGCGTAAGGGTTCTTGGACGCGAAGACCTGGGCGTTGAAATGCGGGTCGGACCCGCATTTGGCTTCCCCCCAGTCGTGCAGGGCCTGGGATTCCGCCTCGCCGATCTGACTGGTGATCAGCTCCCGCGAGATATCCATCCGCAAGGCCCAGAGCTGCTGGGCGGGGGTTTCCTCCGGCGGCGGACCATCCGCCTTTCGCCCGGCCTCGATCTCCGCCAACCGCCTCTCGGCGGCCTTGCGCTTATCGCGTTCGTCCAACAGCGCGGCCACCGGCACGTGACCGGGCTCCGGCGGGGCCGGCGGCGCTTGGACCGCGGGCGTCTCGCCCGCCTCCGGCGCCTCCGCCTGCGCCGCCGGGGGGTCCGTGGCCTCCGGTTGCGCCTCAGCCACAGCTTCGGCCTCCCCCTCAATGAGGGCGGCCAGGTCTTGTTCATCCATGGGGGTTTTTCCTCTTTCGCCCGTACAGCGGCGGCCTGCGTTCGCCCGTATCCCGGCGGCGGATGCCAGCTTGACGGGGCTGACGGCCCGGATGGCGCCCTTTAGCCTTGCGGCTGCCCGGCGGCGGCCGGTATTTCATCTCCTCCCTCGCGTGAGCGGGGGGTGAGGCCGCGAAGCGGACGAACGACCGCGAAGCGGTGGAGGGGGAAGGCGCCACGCGCAAACCGCGCCGCTCGCTCTCAGCCCCACCCCGCTCATCCTCGCGAACGCGAGGACCCAGTGTTGTCCAGGTCTACGGATTTTAGATCGCGCGGCCCCGGCGCTTCAGGCCTTTCGGCCACGTCAGTCTTGCACAGAACTGGGTCCTCGCGTTCGCGAGGATGAGCGGGAGTTTTGGGTCCAAAGCCCCCCCTCCCCGTCATCCCGCACGCAGCGACCTGTCCTCCGGAGCCTTGGCGTAGGAGGAAGCGGAGATGCGGGACCCGGAGCCTGCCCCGGACTTGATCCGGGGGGACCTGGCGTGAATTCAGGCCTTAAGGATACCGTCGATAAATGTCGTGCGATCCGACATCGACCAGTTCGAACCGGTCGCCGTCCCGCCGGCGCAGAATGATCCGGTCGCCGCGATTGACACGGATGGAAAACAGGTCGGACCCGGCGAGCCGCTCGAAGTTCAGACTGGGATGGTCGGGGTCGGTCCTGAACAGTTCCAGAGCCCTGTTGATCCGTTCGGCGCGGTCGCGGTCGCGTGTCGTCGCCTTCTGGTAGGCCCTCAGAAACCGCCGGCTCGCCTCAAGCGTCGGCATGCAGAGCGGCGATCTGGCGCTCCATCCAGGCGCCGACGTCTTCGTCATCGGCCAGAGGCTCAGCCACGGGCCCCGCCCGAGACCCCGGATCCAGCGCGGCGCTCAAAGCGACCAGTCGGTAATAGTCCTCCACCATCGCGTTGTGCGCGGCTTCGGCGGCCTCGAACAGCGGGCCGTCCGGGTCCATGGCGTCGAGATTGCCGCGCAAGACATCGAGGCCCGACGACATCAGCGCCGTCAGACCTTCCACCAACGCCAGATGGCGGGACTGGTCTTGAACACTCTGGCCGGGCTCAGGTCCAAGCTTGGCGATCACCTCGTCGACGAGCGCGCTTATGCGCTGCGACCGCGCCGCCACGTCATCGCGCAGATCGCCAAACCCCGGGCTCGCCAACTCGTGGGCGAAGCGTTCGACGGTGCTGGCTTCGGCAAGGGACATGGCGACATTAGCTTAGCATTTTCGGCCGGACCGGCCAAACGGCTCGCGCCGGCCCGGCAGTTTAGCGCGATATTGGCGCCAGGATCCTCGGATAGGTTGTCTTAAGATCGGCCACGCGGGCCTTGATGTCCGCATCGCGCGTCGCCACGGGCCGCGCCTTCGGCATGGCCCTGGCCGCGGTCACCTTCTTCTGGGAACCCGCATCATCAGGGGGAACCATCTTGAAACCTCCGACGCGGCTCAAGAGGAGTGTCGCGCCGAGCAAGGACGGATCAAAATATCGCTTTTTTAGTCCCCAAAGGAAAAGTGAAGGATGAATAAATCGGCTTATTATTGAGGAGTCTGGGTGCCTAATTGCGGGGGCGCTTGACGCGGCCTTTCCGAGGGGGACTTCCAGCCATATAAGCGCGCTCATCATCAGTTGGCGCACGAATAAGGAGCGCACCTAATCTTTGTTCTTCGCCATCGCGGTAAGCTCGCATCCGGATTTTTGACGTATCTTTTATAATTAATGGAGATACCATGCCATTAATTATAAACTCCCAGAATGAAGTAGGGTCCGTTTCTTCGCTTTCAGCCATTATATCATATGGCTTTATAGTAGACACAGAAACTATATGCTCGAAAACAACCCTATCTTCAGGGCCATCGTTGACTATCAATTTGAATATCAATTCGCTCGCGCGCTCCATTAATAATGGCTCTCGATAGCGAGTAGAAAAGCAGAGCTTTGGAATAACTAATGGAAAGCCGTCCATCGCGAGTATGGCAACATTATAGACGCCCACCAGGGTGATTTTACCGCCGATTTCCTGGCGTATGTCATCGCAGAATATGGAGAATCCGTGTGGGAATTGCCAAAAATGATCACGCATAGCTGAAAGTCGACTGAGAAGCCGAAATCAGCTCCTGAGACTCAACAGACAGCTCCTTCACAGAGGATATCTTCTCAGTGCTTAATTGAACTGATATTATCGGCTCATCTGAGTAGACATTGATCGATTTATTAAAGTTGCCCGCTTGAATATCTTCGAATTTATCAATCGAAAACAACAAGTGGGCATTGAGGGCTGCCAAAAGCCTACCTGCGGATCTGACCCTCATATCCCTAGGCTCAACCATCCAGCGAGAGACGGCTTGCTCTGAAATTCCTAGTTTATGAGCAAGATCAGCCTGAGTTAAACCCTCCGACGCTTGGAGCTCAGCAAAGCGTTCATGGATAAGTGAAAATAGGCGGCTTGCCGCGAGTTCCCCCAAGATATGGGTCGCTTCCAGAGATTTCCGCTTGGTCAAATCATTTCGCATCAGACAGTCTCGCAATTCGCGCCCAATCAAGCGGATAAGTAACTGAATGGGCTGGGCGGTTTCCGAATATCGAAACCCACGCACTCCTGCACAGGGCCGCTTCACGCAGCCACCGTGGATCATCACGAGCGCCAAGCTCAGACCGCAATCGTAAACTCACTCCGATCCAGACCCCAGGCTGAAACACGTAGGTAAGTAGGCGGGACTGTGGCCGAGGAGGCCCCGATCGCAATTCTATCAGGTTTTTGAACTCTGGCGCTGAGGGCTGCAGCACTTTCGCTTCGAAGTCGGGAACGAGTTTTCCACCTTCGACAAACTTGTTGATCACCGCATGGAGGTTACGGCGCCTCGACCTCGCGTCATGGTCTGACCGGTCTTCTGGCTCTCTCGGCCACGGATCCCTCATAATTTCATCATAGGTAGATGGCGTCATCAACATTCGCCGAACCAACCTAATTGGCACCCCTACAGAACCGGTCCAGAGCCGAAGCTCTCCAGCGTCCACTGCACCCAAAAGTAGCGGATCAGTCAACATATAAGTTGAGCTCTGACTCTCTGCAATGCCCATTGCGTTCTAGGGCCAAGCTTAGGTCCGATTTGGAAATTTAGTCGATGTTTTTGATCTGTTCTCCAAAGCCACCAAAATTCAGGTGTGTTCGATTTTGATTAGCTCAACCTGAATCCGCGACGCCTCGTCCCTTTTTCGCCACCTCCTGCCCCTGTTCCCCTCGCGCCGCCCCCACCCCCGCCTCAAACCCCGCCGCCGCCTGCCCGGCATGCGCCGCGTGAGCCTCGCTCAGCGCGTTCAACATCTTCGCCGTGCCCGCCGCGCCGCTTTCCTCGGTCTTGGCCTTGGTCAATTCGATCTGCGCCGCCGCGTGGGCCATGCCGATCTGGTCCCTCACCGCCGCCGCCTGTTGTTGCGACTGGGCGGCCTGGTCGAGGGCGTCGATCACGGCGCGCTTGTGGGCGATGGGCGAGAGCAGGATGAGGTCCTTGAGGCTCATCTGCTGCTGATAGACCGGGCTCATCTTCACCAGGTCGAGGATTTCGCTGAACGCCTCGGCCTGAAGGTTGCCCACGTCCTGCTGGGTGTCGATCTCGATATCCACGTCCATCTCGGCGACGGCGTTCTGATAGCCCAGAACCTCGCCCGTGGCCGGATGGGTCATCGGCTGATTGAGGCCCACGAACCGCGGCGCATTGGCGTCGTCCGTCACCCGGATAAACTGCGGCGCCCGCCAATATTGCTTCGCCCGGGCCCAGCTCTGGCGATAGACGCGCAGCTCGAAGTCCTCCAGGGCGCCATAGAGGTTGGCGAGTTCCGTCAGGCCGCTCTGCTGTCGCGCCAGCAAGGCCCGGCCCGACGCATCCTCGCTGTTGCGCCCCAGCACCGCGGGGCTTGGACCCATGCGCTCCAGTTCGGCCTTGGCCTCGGCCATCATCTCCAGATTGCCCTGAAACTCGGTCACATTGGGCGCGAGGCCCCAGCCGTAAGGGATCACCCCGTCCGGCCTCGCCGCCTCACGCCGCGCCTCCTCGGCGTCGATATTGATGGCGCTGGGGTCCTTGATCTCGATCCGGGTGACGCTGAGCAGGTGCAGGCTCTTGGCCCGGCGTTTGTTCACCTCGTCCTGCGGCCCGATCATGTCCCATACAGCCCCGTAGCGACCATTGTCGCGTCTGACATAAGCGCTCTGGGCCTCGATGGGGCAGTCGGGGCGGCCCTTGTGGTCCTGATAGGGGCTGGGTCCGTGCTCCAGAATATCGGTCCCGGTGAAGACCGAGCGGCTCCAGGTCCCGGCGTCCCGCCAATAGAGCTCGCACACCAGGAGGCGCCGCAGCTTGGGATCGATCCAGGCCGAGCCCGTGCCCGGCCCGCTGAGGGGGCGATCCTGGAAACTCTCGTCCGGGATCATCATCCCCGCCCCGCCGGCCGCTTGAACGTTGGCCTCTATGGCCCCCGCCTTATCGGGATACAGGGCCGCCACGTCGTCGGCGTACATCCACTTGGCGATCCCCAGATACCGCGCGTCCTTGAAGTCCGGGCGCCGCGCGCGGGGGTCATGGAAAAATTCTTCCCAGCGGATCTGGGTGATCGTCACCTGGCTGTCGGCGTCCGCGCCGATCAGGGCGGCCCCGGATCCAGGGACCAGGATATCCTTGAACACGTCCAGCTTCAGCCGCTTCCACCGGTTGAAGTCGGCGATATAGCGCAGCACATCCGTCGCCGCGTCCGCCGCATCCTCGTCGCCAGGTTGGCGCGGCCAGCACTTAGGGTCACTCGTCCCCTTCTGGCTGACGCCGATAATGCCATTGATGGCCGGCTTGATCCGGTTGACCACGATGGGCGGTTGACCCCGTTCGCGCAAAGCCGCCAGCTCGGCGCGGGTGAACTGGTCGCTGTCATAATAGTCGAGGGCGGTCAGGCTGTGGCGCCGCGCCTCATAGGTGAGCTGTTCGTGATCGGTGAAGGTGCGCTTGAGGCGCATCAGGTCAGGGGGAGACGCGGCGGGCCCTTGAGCGGATCGCGCCATGACGCCCCCCCGGGAAATCGTTGCAAATTCGTGGGACCGGGCGGGAGGTTCAGAGCGCTTCAGCCCCGACGCAACCTTCGCCAGTTTTCATATTGCAACATAGTCTCGGCCGGTTGTCAAGCCGTGAGATGGCCCTCATCGGGGCCGGTCATCGGGGCGGCCAGCGGCGAAGAGAGGCGAGACGGCTTGGCGGTGGCGCAGGCGGCGTTCGCGGGGGCCTCGGCCGCCCCCCGCGGCCGGGTCCAATGGGAAAGATCGAGCCCCGTCAGCCGCTCCACCTTTCGCGTGCTCTCCTCGAAAATCTCGGCCAGGAAGACCTGGTCTTCCGGCGTAATCGCGGCGTCGGTCGACTTGAAATAAACCTGCTTGACGGCGTCCTTCAGTCGGGGGGGGATGACCCGGATCAGGATCCCCTTGACGCCCGTGAAATACAGAATGTGGTTCAGCAGCCTGAGGCGGGGGGCCTGAGTCACCATCTTCTTCAATTCGGTGAATGTCGCCCCCTCGGGCAGGCCGAGGAACGCCGCCAGAGAGGCCATGATCGCCTGAAACCCCCGCCCAGGCCGATCGACCACCTCGATGAGAATGTTCTCGCGGGGAAACAGCTTAAGAACCCGCTCCACCTGATCCCCATAGCGGCTGGCATGAATGTAGCGCTTGTAGGGATTGAGGATGTTTTCACGCATTTCCTGGAGCTCTCGCTCCACGGCCTGGCGAAAACTGCTGAGCTCGACGCCGATCGCCTTGTTCATTCCATATTCCGACCAGGCCCGCGCCACGGGATCTCGCAAGAGGATGACAATCTTGGCGTCGGGATCGAAGTCCAGAATATTCCGCGTGGCCTCTTCGGAATAGAGATAGCTTGTGGACGCGTCGATGCGATATCTCGCCGCCTTCGGGGCCCGCGCATAGAGCGCGAGATAGCGTTTCAGGCTGCCAATCCGCCGGATATTCGCGAAGCCGTGCGTGGACAGCTGTTCCAGGCGATCGGTGTTTTTGAAGATATCGGTCGTGAAATAGTGCGGCTCTTTGATCTTCGGAAGAAAGATGTCCGGATGCTGCGCCAAGGCATGGGCCACCGAGGTCGTCAAACCCTTCAT